TAGTAGGCGCAAGCACAAGCGAAGCAGAAGATGAAGGTACTAAATAGTTATAAATATTCGCTATACTCGTCTTGCTAATTTTTCTACTTTGTCCATTTTTAGTTGTGCTGGAAATACCATCTAATGCGGTGGTGCTTTCATTCAATGCCTTTATTAGCAAAGCAATGGTTCCAAATTTTTCAATAATAGTAGTAGCAGTACCACTACTGACATTTGGAATTTGCGACAGCATAATCGCCCCAATGTTATCTGGGGTTATGTTATTTTTTTTAATACGCGTGTTTTTACACACTTCTGTATAGTTCTGCTCCTTGTGCTCCTGCTCTTGCTCCTGCTCCTTGTGATCATTATTATTATTATCTAAATGCGGAGCATAATAACATTTAGCATCCACACTTTCTTTATGGAGTTTATAAGCAAATTGCACAATCCATTCCGCGGTCTCGTCAATGTTAATCGTGCGATGTACCGAAAACCCTTTAAAATAAGAAATCGACACCATTGCTGACAGCAATGCTTTTTTATCGACCACACCTTTGCCCTGAAAGGGTTTGTAGGTTCTCAAATCGCCTTCAATCGCATAATAAATGGTATGGTTATGTAGTGAACTTTCATTAAGACGAAAACTTTGCTCAGCATACCGCCCGTCCCGAATACTGGCCGCTAAATCGGTAAGACTTTTCCGTTCAATAATTATTTTTTCTTTGCCATTGCCATCATAGAGTATTACATCGCCTAAAGGTATGTTTTCTTTTATTATTTCAATACAACTGGCGTATTTTTCTACATTTGTTGCTAGTAGGTCAGCACATTTAGCATATAGGTCGGCATCGCGGTAATCTACTTTAATAAGCATTAATGTATGTATAAAATACTTATTAAATCATTTTTTGTTAATATATATTGCATAAATCTAATCTTATGCTTACTAGAAGGGAGCAACGGCACCCACGCGACCTTTCACTGTGCTGCCGTAGTTAATAATCGGAAAAAAATTAGGTGCGGGGTTATTTTTATACAACCGCCATAATACATTGGCGGGGTGACCCGTGCTCGTCACTTTGCCCTCCTTTTTGGGTCCACCGCCCTGCGGTCTATTGATTAACGATGCTGAATAGCGCGCCTTTTTACTCGAGTTCATTAAAACCATTTTATACTATACGCCTATATTTTTATTTATTTTTAGTTTATAAAATTATATATTTTACATACTAACTATAAATATAACGAATACTGCTTAAATATATATTTTAAAAGTATATATATTGAAATAACAAGATGTCAACGTCAGATAACGCGGATATTAATAAATCCATACTCCAAGATGGCGATGTTATTAAAAATGGCGACCAATTGATTTTTAACCCTTTTAATCCAGAAAATAAAGAGATTACATTGAATGAAGTTCAATCTATTCTTAATAAGTATGGAATTACCGCACGTGTGCATAATATTGAATTGTATAAACGGGCATTTGTCCATAGTTCTTACGTTAAACGTCCTGCCATTGAAAACGCCGCCAATAATATTGTTATTATGCCTAAACCTGCCGATTGTATCGATTTAAAAACCAAGTCGAATGAACGCCTAGAATTTATTGGGGACGGAGTCTTGGAATTGATTACGAAATATTATTTGTATCGGCGTTTTCCTAAAGCAGATGAAGGGTTTATGACCGAGAAAAAAATCGCTGTGGTAAAGAATGAACATATTGGTAAACTCGCCTATGACATGCAGATTAACAAATGGTTGATTTTGTCTAAATATGCTGAGGAAAAGAAGACGCGAACCAATCTGAAAAAACTCGGGTGTTTGTTTGAGGCATTTATTGGGGCATTGTTTTTGGATTTTAATAAAATACAAGTTGCCGATGAACACGGGTGGTTCAAGGATGTGTTTGTGACGGGTCCTGGGTTTCAAATGGCGCAAAAATTTGTAGAAAATGTCTTTGAACAGCACGTGGACTGGATTAAACTTATCAACACCGATGATAATTTTAAGAACATTTTACAGGTGAAAGTCCAGAAGGAATTTAAAATCACACCGGATTATTTGGAGATTTCGCATAATATGGATAATGGTTATGAAATGGGGGTGTTTTTGTGTATTGGCAAACCCATTCATCAGATGAATTTATCCGAGGCGAAACCTTTTGGTTTATATGGATCTTTTGCTAAAATACAAGAGGCCTTGCTGAAACAAGAAAGTGTATTTATATTCTTGGGCAGCGGTACGCACAAGATAAAGAAAAAAGCAGAGCAGATTGCGTGTGAGATTGCTATTAATATGTTATAAGGGGGACCCAGGTCTGTTTCACATGCCTTGGACCCCTCCGTGAATGGGGGGTAAAAGGGGTTTCAAAGTGGTTTCAATGGGGTTTCAAAGGGGTTTACCACTTTAACGGGGGTTACCCCTTTAAATGGGGTTTCAAAGGGGGTTACCCCTTTAAATGGGGTTTCAAAGGGGTTTACCCCTTTAGTTTAGTCAACTATAAATTTATATATTCACTATATAGAATATAGATATGTCGGCTGCTCTTTTAGCCCAATTAAAAATTAAAAAACAACCCGCTGTATTGGAAAAAGTTGAATTACTTATTCCTCTTGCTAAAATAAAAGAAGATATCGCCATTGAAACACAAATCGTAGATAAAACCAAAACTGCGAATTTTGACCGCGCCGCTTTTTTAGGTGCTTTGACGGAAAAAGGTGCTGTGCCGAAGGTACCTATTAGTGCTACGATGGTGCCTTCGGCACTTGTGTCTGTGCCTTCGGCACTTGTGTCTGTGCCTTCGGCACTTGTGTCTGTGCCTTCGGCACCTTCTGCCAGTGTTGAAGAAACTATATTTACAATTAAAAAACCTGTGAAGAAAGTTGTACTTAAAAAGGCACCATTAAAAATAATTGAAGAAAGCGTTAGCGAAGCAACAGCAGGACCAGCAAGCGTTAGCGAAGCAACAGCAGGACCAGCAAGCGTTAGCGAAGCAACAGCAGGACCGGCAAGCGTAAGCGAAGCAACAGCAGTAGAAGAACCAACCGAAATAATTAAAGGTAAAAAAGTAGTTAAACGCAAAACAAAAGTTCCCATCGGTGTAATTGAGGAAGTACCCTTATCTATGGTAAAAATCGGTGACACTACGATTGAAGAACGTCTAGGGTTAGATAAGAAAGCAGCGCCTATTTTAATCAGTGCCTCTTCCTACTACATGAATAATCGGGAAATATTTACCAACTTTATGTCATCGCTCTTTAGCAAATATAAAAAAGAATTAGTGACTGAATCCGAAAATGCCACTTGTAATTATGATGAAAATGCTTCTTTTTCATTAATGACTCATCAGAAAATCGTCCGCGACTATCTCAATTTAATTACCCCTTATCGCGGTGTCCTCTTGTATCACGGACTGGGGTCTGGTAAAACCTGTTCGTCGATTGCGATTGCCGAAGGAATGAAATCGGACAAGCAAATCATCGTGATGACGCCCGCATCACTCCGCATGAATTATATTGAAGAATTGAAAAAATGTGGCGATAGTTTGTATCGGAAAAATCAGTTTTGGGAATTTATCAGTATTGATGAAAGTCCCGACTTAATGAATACCTTATCCAATATCCTTTCACTATCGGTAGAATATATTAGGAAAAATGGCGGGGTCTGGTTATCGAATATTACTAAACCCACCAATTTTGATGACATGACCGCCGAACAAAAAATTAGTCTGGACAATCAACTCAATGAAATGATACGCTATAAATATAAATTTATTAATTATAATGGTCTACGTAAATCACACCTCGCAGCACTCACCAACAATTATACTAAAAATATGTTTGATAATTGCGTGGTGATTATTGATGAAGCGCATAATTTTGTGAGTCGCATTGTGAATAAACTCACGAAAAAGGAAACATTATCTGGTATGATGTATGAATATTTGATGAACGCGCAAAATGCGAAAATAGTGCTGTTGACCGGTACGCCTATTATCAACTACCCCAATGAAATAGCAGTTTTATTTAATATTTTACGCGGGAAAATCAAGACTTGGTATTTTAAATTAAATGTGCGAGATGAAGGCGCGGGGGCAAGTGCCAAGAAAGTATCCCAAGAATTTTTTACCGACCTCTTTAAATCCACCATCTTGGGTGGTAATGTATTAGATTTTATAGAGTATAAACCGACTTCTACGACGCTAGTCATAACCCGTAATCCGTTTGGGTTCATCAATAAAACTAAAAATTACGCGCATGATGGTGTCCTACTCAACGAGCGCGGTGCTATGGATGATGACACCTTTGTTAAAATAGTGGTTAAATTATTGGAAAAAAATAATATTAAAGTAGTGCCCAGTGGTATTCGGGTAGAGTTGTACAAATGTCTCCCGGATAACTTGGACGACTTTAAAAATTATTTTATTGATTCGACCAATGAAGTTAAAAATATGAATTTATTCAAACGGCGGATACTGGGATTGCCGTCTTATTTTAGAAGTGCGCAAGAGGGACTGATGCCGAAGTTTGAAAAAAATAGTAATTTTCACGTGGTTAAAATTGAGATGAGTAATTTTCAGATGGCGGTTTACGCCGAAGCTCGTGTTGCTGAACGGGAATTGGAACGGCAAAACGCCAAGAAAAAGAAAAAACAGAGTGGTACAGAACTATTTGACGATTCGGCATCGACCTATCGTATTTTCTCTCGTTCGTTTTGTAATTTTGTCTTTCCCCGTCCGGCAATCCGCCGCCCGATGCCCAAGGGCGATGAAACCTTGGAAACCGCCATCTTGGAAGAGTCTATTGACGAAGATATACTCGACGCCAAAAGCGCGGATGAAAAGTTGGAAAATGTAGATGGGTTGTATGAGGCAGATGACATAAGCGCCGACACAAGCGCAAGCGCCGATGCAAGCGCGGATGCCTTCGGCACATTGCATTCCTATCAAGACCGAATAAATGCTGCCCTTACCGCTCTGGAGGCAGGCAAGAAAGAGTATCTCACTCCGGACGCTCTTCAAACCTATAGTCCCAAGTTTTTAAATATATTGGAAAATGTAAAAGACGAAAATTACAAAGGATTACATTTAATCTATAGTCAATTTCGCACACTGGAAGGCATTGGTATTTTAAAACTCATATTGGAAGCGAATGGGTTTGCCCAATTTAAAATAAAAAAAATCGGTGAAGTGTGGCAACTTGCCATATCCGAAGAAGATATGATCAAACCTAAATTTGCCCTCTATACCGGTACGGAAAGTGCCGAAGAAAAAGAAATTATTCGCAATGTATTTAATGGAGCGTGGAAATATATTCCCGACACTATTGCCAGTAAATTACAGACGATTGCGGAAAACAACATGTATGGCGATATTATTAAAGTGCTGATGATAACCTCGTCAGGCGCAGAAGGTATTTCATTAAAAAATGTGCGGTATGTGCATATTACCGAACCTTACTGGCATCCAGTAAGAATAGAACAGGTCGTTGGACGGGCACGGCGTATTTGTAGTCACCAAGAATTGCCGGAAGAATTGCGAACAGTAGAAGTATTTTTATATTTAATGGTGTTTTCAAAAGAACAATTAAAAGGCGATGAATTTATTGAGATGCGACAGGATAAAAGTAAAATCGATAATGCGACGCCGATTACCACTGACCAGGCACTTTATGAAATTGCGACAATTAAAGAAGACATTACTAATAAAATATTACTGGCGGTGAAAGAGGCGTCCTTTGATTGTGCATTACATTCCAAAGTGGGGGCGAAAGAACAACTGCAATGTTTTTCATTCGGTAAAGTCAATTCTTCCAAATTTTCCTATTATCCGTCGATGGCGGAAGAGGAATCGGATGTGATTTCGGATAAAAATAAAGCAACCATTACCTGGAAGGCATTTGATATGGAATTGGATGGAATTAAATATGCACTGAACAAGGCTACCGGTGATGTGTATGATTTAGATAGTTATTTGCGCGGGCAACCGATACAAGTGGGCAAGTTAATTATTACTGGTACAACAACACGATTTGAGAGAATATAAATTATAATAATATAAATTATAATAATATAAATTATAATAATATAAATTATAATAATATAAATTATATATTTTTGTTATCATACATTATAATATAATATATCTTATAAATTAATATCATCATGGTGATGATATTAATATTAATTTTAATTAAAAGTACTTTCCAGTTTAATCCACCGAACAATACGACACATAAATAAGATAGTAAATTGTATATAAATAATCCAAACATAATATGGAGAATATGGTCTAACGATTGAATGGTGTGAGTGTTGTGCTTGTACTTGTGTACCATTTCATTTGTATTGTACATTATTGTTGTTGTTGTTGTTGTTGTTGTTGTAAATTATTATTTATATCAATTTTTTGTAGTAGAGACATTATTAATTGTTGAGTAGCGACTACTTCCTCTAGAATTATTTTAATGTCTTTTATTTCTTGATTATCATTGTTATTTACATTAGTTTTTTTAAGCATAGATAAAAAATTACTTGTATCAGCAATGTCAGCGTACGTATCAGAAAAATTAAAACTGACTTTTTTTTCTGGTGTGTTAGATTTTTTTAGTTCTACTATATTATCCAGTGTAGTGGATGGACCTATTTTAAGAGTTTTTATTTTATTTATATTATTATTATTATTATGCGGTGTTATTGTCTGATCCCGATTAATCCACTTTGATGCTTCGGTCTGGTCTTGGGTTTGTAGAACAATGTTGAGTTCTTTTTCTCGCCAAGCAATGGTTTCTGCAATCATTTTATCCATCTCTGATCCAATGGGTTTGTCCGCGTTATCCGAAAAATCAATCTTGTCTGGTATGTTGCTGTTCATCAGACTATTAAATTCCGATTGTTTATTTTCCAACACTTTATTAAATACTTTTTGCCGTTGCTCGGTGATGTCCCCAGTAGTTATTAAAGGAGGTGCCTGCTGCTGCTGTTGGTGCTGTGCTTGGTGCTGCTTCGCTTGGTTCTGCTGCGCTTGGTTCTGCTGCGCTTGGTTCTGCTGCGCTTGGTTCTGCTGCGCTTGGTTCTGCTGCGCTTGTGCTTGGTGCTGTGCTTGTTGTTTGTCTTTATATTTTAAATTATGCGTCATCATTTCAGAAAGGACTTGTTTGTTGAGAATGATAAGTGAATCCGTAGGTGCTATCGCAAGAGAGATTTGTTGAATTCTTTTTTCGAAATAGACTTTAATATCATTGGAATAATTACTATCGATGCCTTCAAAAAAATTATTTTCCATCATAAAATTCCATACTACTCCTTTATTTTTTATAGATTGAAATTCGTTGATTAATGTAGAATAACTCATTTTATAATGTAAATAATATAAATTTATATTTATATTATAATGGTGTAAATAATATAAATTTATATTTATATTATAAATAACAATAACCTTTTTATCAATGACTGATGTTAAAATACTCGCCCCGCAGTGTTTCCATATCTTTATCTTTTATTCTGTGATTTTTAAAAAAATCAATCGCGTGGGTTTCTCTTAAAAGTTGAATGATAAAATATAAAGAATACATGCCACATTCGGTATTGCTGTACTGATGTTCCATCGGATAATTTTGGTCAAATGCCAATGGAATATTTAATGCTTTCGCCTGGTCTAGCACCCGGTCTACCAATATTTTTATTTCTTTGGGCACCTCATTTCCATTGCTATCAAAGTAGAATATATAACCTTTTTTAACATGTATAAAAAGTGAAATCCAGTGTGACCCGTTTTTATAATGCGGGTCGGTATTAAAAATAATCCCGATTTTATTTTTGCCTTTGCTGAGTAGGGTTTTTAAATCAAAATGACACAACTCTTCCCAGACACATTCGTTATACAGCATGTGGGCATCAAAATCAATTGGTGAGGGTCCGATAAATTCGAAACATTTATATTTCTTTTCAAATTGTTTCATCACCTTTTCAATATCGACACTGGACAACCATTCATTTTTGTTTTTCGACCAACTTTTCGGCGAATTGGGGGCAAAAGTATATGAGGTCAATTCGCTATCCAAATTATTGGCAATAAATCCCTGCTTTAACCAGCAATTTTCACTATCACACACTTCCTGTAAATTGGTTTTAAGATGTTTCCATATTTCCCGCGGGACATCGGACTCTATTTTGGTGTCGGGATGGCGGGCATTCCATAAGTTTTTCATTTTGGTGAGAGCAGTGTCGCTATAACAGGTATAATCTTTTTTCTCTGACGTGGGGGCACAACTGGATTTTACGAATTTGGCAGTTGGTTTTTTAATAGAAGTATTTTTTATTTTTGTAGTGTTTTTAAGTGTTTTTGTACTTGTACGTTTATTGGTTTTGCTTTTTAAAGTAGACATATACTACTATTTATTAAGATTATCTTTTAGTCAAAGTTTTTTAATTTTCTTTGGCTTAATACCCTTGGTTTTTAACGAAGGTGAATGTAAATTCATTTCTAGTTTCATAGGAATGACGCGAGATTCTGGATGAGTTGTGGTGGACACTACAAAATCATTTAAAGTGGGGGCAGCGCCCCCAGACCCCCGTAAGATATGGGCAATGTCCATATCAACTTGTGTATCTATTTGCTCTTGTAAATTACTTAATTCGTCTTCTTCTACTTCTTTATCTTTATCATACTGATCTTGTATAATATCGGTTTTGTCTACTATTTTAAAATATTTAATAAGCATATTTATATACACGTCGAACGCTTCGTTTATCCCTTTGCTAGGTGCTAGGTCACTACTTTTCAACATTTCTTTCGTTAATGCTATAATACGTTTTCTGTAAAATCGTGTATCTTCTTTATTTAGTATAGTTTCTGTTTTTGGTTTGGATTTTGCTATAATACTATAATAGGCGGGATTGGTTAAATATTCTAAAATAGAAGAATTCTCAATGGTAGTTAAGTCTACAAGTTCTGTCGTCATATAATATACTATAAATTTATATAAATTATAATATATTATTCGGCAATTGGGCATTGCCCCCTTTACGGAAGGGGTTCAAGGGGGAACATGGGTCCCCCTTTAAGGAGGGGGTCAATGGGGGACATGGGTCCCCCTTTAAGGATGGGGTCAAGGGGAACATGGGTCCCCCTTTAAGGAGGGGTTCAAGGGGAACCTGGGTTCCCTTTGGGTTCAAGGGGGGCAGTGCCCCCCTTTTGGTAAACTTTTAATTTGTTGCCGCGTACAATTATCAAAAAAATGCGTGCCGATTCCATGCGTATTAGGATTAAAAAAATCTAATTCAGGAGTAGCGAATAAATCGGGGAAAGGTTGTGCGACTTGCTGTGTACTACTGACATGCACCTGGTACATATCACTTGTGGAATCCGGAATATAGGTGCCTTGTGCGCCTGCTTGGTGAGCGAAAAACATATTTTTCATCTTGGATTCATCATTAATTTTTGCCGCATAACCACTCCACGGACCTTCATCGTTACCCGGGTTAAAAGTCTGTATCGTATTATACGTGGGTTGTTTGATAATCGGCACTGTCGGGATTGCTCGTCGGTCGATAATAGACATCATATCATATTTAGTAGATACCGGGCGATGACTAAATTGTGCCTGTAACATTTGTGAAGGAATATTTCTGGCATATATTCTGGAATTTATTTCAATATTTCTAGTATCAGCACAAATGTAGGACATCATTGTATTGATTATATATATATAAATATTTTATAAAATAATTATTAAATAATAAAAAATAAAAAATAAATATTTATAGTAAACCTAATAAAGTCTAAATGCTATTATTATGTAGAAAATGTGTGGAATACTAGCAGTCCTAAACAATGATGCTGATGAAAAACGACTAGAAGAAAGTTTTGAAATGGGCAAGAAGCGGGGTCCCGAAGGATCTTTCTACCAAACCATTTATAAGCAACAAATCATGGGGTTTCATCGCCTCGCCATTAATGGACTAAATGAAGCATCCAATCAACCATTCATTATTGACAATGTGGCATTGATTTGTAATGGCGAAATTTACAATTATAAAGAATTGTATTCGACGTGTGGTATTACACCTACTACCAGTTCCGATTGTGAAGTCATACTTCATCTCTATATTCTGTATGGGATTGACTATACACTTAATTTGCTGGATGGGGTCTTTGCTTTTGTCCTGTTTGACAATAGATATCTGGAGAACCCAGTAGTTCATGTGGCACGGGACCCATATGGTGTACGACCCTTGTATATGATGCAACAGAGTCCTGCGTATAGAAATATGTATGCTTTCGCATCGGAACTGAAAGTATTGACTGCTTTGTCTACTCCCGAAAAAAAGTATGATATAAATCATTTTAAACCGGGGACATACATGTCGTTTATAATCGATGTCACACAAAGATTTGTAGTGCTTACACCGCAAACGAGATACACTGCTTTTCAATTTAATAGTAGTAATTTGCGACCAACAGAGGAGGTTATACATTATAAACTCTGGGAACTGCTCAACAATGCGGTGAAAAAACGTGTCATCGGCACCACTGAACGACCGATTGCCTGTCTGCTGTCGGGTGGTCTCGATAGTAGTCTTATTACCGCTCTGGTTAAACGCTATTACACGGGTATCCTAGAAACCTATAGCATTGGCATGGCAGGGTCGGAAGATGTAAGGCACGCCGAACATGTGGCCGCCTATTTAGGCACGAAACACACCTCGATTATTGTCACCGAAAATGAATTTTTTGATGCTATACCGGAAGTCATCAGGGCAGTTGAAAGTTACGATACGACGACGATACGTGCGAGCGTCGGCAATTATCTCATCGGCAAATATATTGCGGCACATAGCGATGCCAAGGTCATTTTTAATGGCGATGGCAGTGATGAATTAACCGGCGGGTATTTGTATTTTCACGCAGTGCCGAATGACATGGAATTTGATAGAGAGTGTAAGCGCTTGTTGACGGATATTCATGCGTTTGATGTGTTGCGGTCAGATAAATGTATCTCGTCACATGGATTGGAACCGCGGACGCCTTTCCTGGATCGAGAATGGGTATCGTTTTATTTAAGTATTCCGGCAAATATACGAAATCCCCGACAGAAAGACATTCGAGAATGTATTGAAAAGTTTTTGTTGCGTAAAACATTTTCCAAGTTGGACCCGACATTGTTGCCGGAAACTATACTCTGGCGCCGCAAGGAGGCTTTTAGTGATGGCGTTAGTGGGACAAACAAATCGTGGTATGAGGTAATTAGAGACCGGCTCGCCTGCACGTCTGCTTGGGAAGGTAATAAATCACTATTTTTACGCAAAACTATAGATCGCGGACTCACCAACGAGCAGTACTATTATAAATCTATCTTTGTGGCGGCATATCCTGATTGCGAACAGGTGGTGCCGTATTATTGGATGCCGCGCTTTGTGAATGCGACCGATGCGAGTGCGCGGACTCTCGATATATATAAAACCAACCTTTCGCCGTGAAACAAGTTTAAAAAGGTTGAACAAAAAACAACCTTTTGAGAAAAGGTTGGACCAAAAATTTTACGATAAATATTACGCGGGTTTTGCCACGCTTTTCTCAAAAGCGGGTTTTGCCACGCTTTTTTCAAAAGCGGCGGAATAAAAATTTCGGTGTTTTTAATTACCTAATCTACGTATAACTATGGAAGACATTAAAAAAAATATATACGAGTCGTGGTTAGAATGTTATAATAATATTAATTTTATTTCTCAATCCATTCAGGTCAAAGAAATTCATTTGCCGTGCACCACCGCTTCTTTGTGCGTGCGAAAGCAATCTTATTTTATAGAAGATGCCAGCAACGTGACCATCTATGTAGATAAAAAATTCAATCATTTAATTTTAAACCGATGTACTGATATAAATCTGATATTAAAGGATGATTTAATTTCTGGTTTGGATATTTTTCATTCAAATGATGTTAACATTACCTATGGCAATGCGACATCCACGATTGTGTCCAGTATTAATTTTGGTAGAAGTTTTCATATTTACATTGAAACTCCTGACACTATAAATTGCGATTTGTCTATTATTTGTACAATATGTGTCAATGGTATGCACTTTATTGTTCACAATACAAATTATAGTGTCTATGAAAATCTGTTTAGAGCAAATCCAATCTACTTTTTTATGAAAATGGATTCGGAAAATGAAAAGTTAACTATAACTACTATTGATTCCAAGATTGGTATAGTGGATACAAAAAAGTTATAACTATTTTTCATATACTTAATTGTCCCCTTTTAAAATTTGTTTCACTGCGAAAGGGTTTAAATATAATTTTCTACTATTCTATAATACTATCGCAGACATGTCGCTGGAAGAGCAAATTGAAATTATCGGATTGGCAGAGTTGTCCAATTGTATCCTGGTTATGAATGGATTGCGTGAAGCAATGATGGTATTACCAACAGATTATAATGAATGTGTATCACGTGATGCGAGAACGAGTACTATTCTAAAAGGAATTTTACACTATTATCCGGAATTGAAACATTCTGACTTTGGGATTAATGGCATCGTTATATCGAAAAAAACATATACCAGCAAAGAAATTTATGGCAATGATTCAGTTGGCAAAATACTGGGTTATCCCGAGTCGTGCACTGCCGATTATAAATTTATTCTGGCAAACAGAGATAATATTGAAATTTCTACGATTGAGGTAAATATGTATTTCAAGAAACAATATTTGCGTATACCTGTGCCTATTCAAATTTATTCCTATGTGTGTAGAGATGCGTCTACATTTCCATCAATGGTTGAATTTGCTAAAAAAGCACATGAATTATTAACCAACGACCCTTTCATTGGATTTATTCTTGATAGGGTGGAAGCAAATGTCATTGTGAATACCCCACCCAAGATGATACTGGATAAACTTTTATCGACGGATCCGCTGACCGAAGATTTTTTGGATGAAGTAAAAAATATTCTTTATAATATTGGTTTTTCTGATACGTTACAAGACTATAAATTTCAATATAATAATACAGGTCATATTGGAATTCTAGCAACTATTATTACCTATTATATTAATAATCCTTTGGCACCCTTTCAACCTTTACAGCAATTTTCGGTTGAAAAAGATGTCTATAAAATTTTGTGCAAGTGGGAAACGGATTTGATTAAGATTTTGAATTCTATGAAAATTCTCAGTGAAGCAAACCCTTAGTGAAGTGAATAGAAATTTATTTTATTATATATTGTGTATATAATAATATGTTAAACAAACTATTGACTTATTTATTTAAATTATCAGATAAAGGTTGGCATCACAACGTTTTTATGTACGGATTGTATTTATCCTATTTGTTATTTTTTATTGCTTTTACAGGATTGGTTTCATTTTCACCCGAGTATCTACACATACTACGACTTACTATTAATTATTATATCATTTTTATTTTATTGATTCGTTATAATCCACTCCTTGCCAGAACAAATGTCAAAGTGGATTCTGCCTTTGATAGACGACTTGTATTTTCTGCTGCTTGTTTTATGTTGGTGTCTTCTTCTTTATTTGACTATGTAGATACTTATATTCATATCCGAAGATAAAAAAGAGTTGAACTCTTTTAGGGTTCCACCCTTTAACCAGTTTTTTATTTTTATTTTATTTTTATTTTATTTTTATTTTATTTTTATTTTTATTTTTATTTTATTTTTATTTTATTTATAATTTTTTATAAATACAAAACTATACTAATCAATAAATTGATTCGCGTAGTTTCTTGCGTCTTCGTCTTCGTCTTCGTCTTCGTCTTCGACTTCGTCTTCGACTTCCATTTCGACTTCGTCTTCGTCTTCGACTTCGTCTTCGTCTTCGTCTTCGACTTCGTCTTCGACTTCGTCTTCGACTTCCATTTCGACTTCCATTTCGACTTCGTCTTCGTCTTCGTCTTCCATTTCGACTTCCATTTCGACTTCGTCTTCGTCTTCCAATTCGTTGCTGCTTTCGTCGATCTGCATCATCGCCTCATATTCTTTTTGTCTTTTTTGTAGACCAGATAAATAGGCGCAATTTGCTTTGTGGGGGTCGCTCGGTTGCCCATCGAGACACATGTAGGCACCGCCCTTGGTCCAATCGCGGTGCTGGCACGCCACACTACAATAGCGCACTGCTCGACAATTGGCGCACGACATTGTTACTGCGATATTGCCGCAGTAATGACAATCGTGCATTCGCTGTTTGCCGAGTTTTTTCTGCGCTATTTCAGAGTCCACCTCTGCTTGCGTGGTCGCCGAGAAACATTCGGTCCACTCTTTTTCCATTTTTTCGCATTTTTTATAAAACAGCAAACTGCGCAGGTCATACTCTTCTGCCAGACTGAAGAACAAGGAGGTAATACTGGACCAACGCGGATCATCATCATCAGGTGAATCGCAGTTATACCGCCGATTAATTATGCCTTGCGCCCACTCACTTTCTAGCAGGTACGACGTGTCTGCCGTATAGTTGCCCAACGCGGCAATACCATAAAACGAGTACGCATCGTCGTGTTTGATGGGGTACGCCACGGGCGGAATGTGTAGGTCTTCACTCGCCATTAACGCATCGATTTTGCGACACACTTCGCGTCCATACCCAGATTTGAATCCAAAGGGGGCGGCAGTCGACCCCCCGGGCATGGAATGCGCGTATTCTTTTTCGAAGAATCCAATCGGGTCGTTGTGATAGATGAGAGAACATTCCACACAAGGACCGATCAAGACCCCCCGCCAAGTCGCGTCTCGCATACATTTGTGGCATTCCAACAACGAGTTTGTCTCACCAAATATCCATTCCCCCGGCATAGAACTGATGACATACTTACCTCTCACCTGCATGATTGTGATGTGGTCTGCTGTTATGAAAAGATCATCAACAGGCATAGTCATATGTTCGGCAGACATTTTCGTTTGATTTTAAATCTTGATTCGGTTCAATTTTGCTTTGCTTTGCTAAGTGCTTATGTCTATGTTTAGGAAAAGCATTTCAATTTTTTAATGCCTTCATAAATATAATACCTATATTATATTTATTTAATGTTATACGCAAAACTATAGAACCCGTAGTTAAACTATATGCGGTTTTTTTTGGTGCCCTGTTTTATGGTTCTCCGCCGTTTGCGTGTGTTTTGCGAACGACCATTTCTGAAAAAATCTTCTAAATGAATAAGCATTTGTTTTCCGACAACAACATCGGCATTATATTCTTCTTCACTTTTAACAAAGGTGCTATATGTTGTATATCTTAACATGAAGTCGACTATTTTAGTAGAAAATTCTTCTTTGGTGTCTACTATATTATATTTTTCATGAAATGTTTCATAATAAATAGATGCCATATCTTTATACGGCATTGAATATTCATAAGGTTTAACATTGATATAATAGACATTGTCTTGGACCATGAGATGATGTTTTTGGTCATCTATAAAACATATTTCGGTGTTGGTGGGAATGCGCGTACATCTAACCAAGTCGTCTACACTTTTATTATGACTGGTTCTGCCGACTTCTACTACTTTGCCTCTTATTTTAAAGGCGGCTATTATTTTATCAAATAATTTATAGTTGAGTTTATTATTTAAATAGTTGCTAATCAATTTAACCCAACTTTTCGGTCCCTGGTTATTCGTGTAAATCATGATTTGGTCGCATTGTTTTTTTTCTTTTTTAAGTTTTAAATAATCCAAAATAATTAATATTTTTGGTCGTAAAAATTCTGGAAAAGTATCCAACACTTCAAAGAATCTATCATCTAATAAATTATATCCATTATATCTCTCTAATGCTTCCCAAAACATAGCAATCTCAATAAAACAACCTAATGTTTCGTCCAAATCAAAAACCACTATTTTTAATGGTTTACTATCCGGCATTATAGCGGGTCTTGTTGTATTATCTATTGATTTTTTTTTATTCAAAGAAAATAATATGTGGCAGAGTACCAACAATAGAGATATACATATGGAGACAATGAGTGCCCCATTTATTTCTACCATTTTACTATTATTTTAATTTATATATTTAATTAGATTTTTTATTATATTAAGAGATTAGATTATTTGTATATATGTAAATAAAAATATATATAAACAAATTATTTATTTTTGCCATTGTATATATAATGAAGTTGTCTAAAAATGACTACAAGTCAATTTTAAATTATTATAAGATTAATTCAGATAATTCATCTCCACAACAAATTAAAAATGCTGCCGAGACAATTTTAGCAACTAAATTATGTAGATGTATTAAAAAAGTAGACCCTACATTGAAAAATGAATCTGGTGCAATTGCGATTTGTACCAATAGCATATTGAAAAAAAAACATTTGAAATCATACCGGTTTACGTGTAAAAAAAAGGTTAGTTTTCTGGAGAGCAAAGATAAACCTAAATTAATTAAAACACGACGGGCGTTACGACTACGCATCCCAGTAGATTTTAAAAAATCTTAGATTTTAGAAAAATCTAAGGCAAAATCTAGGGCCCGGGGCAGCGCCCCCCCCCAAAAATTTCATCGCAGACAGAATCACCTGCTCTTGCTGCATTAATTTTTGGAATATTAAATTTTCCGACATTTTAAGTTTAAATAGGCGATTCATATTGTTTTTAATGGTGATGTAGATATCATCATTTAAAATTTCTATATTACATATAAATCCACCATTGGTTAATTTAATGGTCTCTGGGTCGGGATTTTTTAATGAAATCCATCGGATGTAGGCACCAAAACGAATACCTTCTAAAGAATCTACATAGCGATAATGCTTTAATTTTTGATGTAGACTTTTTATGACATCTCTAGAGAGTTGAAGTTTTTGTAAAATATCATTTTTGTCTTTGCTTATTTTTTCATGGTCGTGATTGATAATGTCTTCATTTTCTTCATTGTCTAAAGCATGTAAAAGTTTAGTGATGTCTAGAGGGGGCATTATTATATATAACGCTTTTTAAAAAAGCGTGGCAAAATAAAAAGGAGGGATCTAAGGGGAACCTTGGTCCCCCTTAAAGTAATGTCTGTCTTACATCTACGTGAAAGTGTGCTGCTATATTTTTTTTAGTGTGTTTTTCACAAAATAATAGTAATATTTTTTCTCTGGATTTGAAATCTGCCAATTCTTTCTCCAATACTAAAATGCGTGTAATTGCGGTTTGTAATTTATTTTTAAGTTCAGAAAGTACAAACATTTGAGTAAATATTAAATCATTGTTTTGTACTAGTGCTACTGCTTGTGCTTGTGCTACTGCTTGTGCTTGTGCTACTGCT